TATTTCCATAACTTCAGCTTTAGCTGCTTGTAATTGAGGACCAAATGCAAGTACTCCAATTGCACCAAACTCTTTACCAACTGCATCTGTAAGTTCTGAAACTCCTTTTACTAACCAAGAAGTAACTCCAATTGCAATTCCAGCCATAACTCCAAGTCCCACCAGTTTACCAAATGCCATTTTCTTTAACTTACCAGTCTGTAAAGAGTCTGTAATTCTTTGACCCAATGTTGAACCGATGGTTTCTGATAAAGAGTCCGCAAGAAAATCAATACCAAGTGCTTTTGTAAATGCATTTCTTGGTATCATATCAAAGGCACCTTTTACGGAGTCTGATACTGCAGATTTCATATCTTTTTGCATTTTATCTAATTGAAGACTACCTACTGCCGTTTCCATATCTTCTGCAAAATCCTGTGCCAAATCTGGAAACTTTTCAGATATTGAATCAATAAATTTCTTACCGATAGATTCAAATTCTGTTGCAGATATTAATCCTTGTTGTGCACCTTGAAGTGCTTCTGTGTATGCCTTGGCTATATCACCAAAACCTGCTGATTGTAGGTCTCTAAAATTCTTTACTACTGCTTTTTGACTTGCATCTGCTGCCTTAAAAAACTCCATTCGAAAATGACTAGCACCTGATATATTTGCCTTTTTAATCGCTTTGGTAAGAGATTTACCAAAATCAGTAGATACCTCAGCAAAATCTTTTTTTAATTGCTTAGCATCAGGTGAATTTAAAAAAACAGATCCATCCTTGTTATATTTTCTTGGTTCGTCTGGCATCTATTATCTCTTTTCACCTGGTTTAACCCAACCACCTTCAGATGGTTTCCAAGCATAACCTTGTTTATTCATTCTTTTTTGTAGTTTTTTAGATAATTGATCTATTCGTTTTATTTGATTCTTTATTTCTGGGTCGTCTTTAAAATCTTTTTCTAGCTGTTTTATTTTACCACCTGTAATAAAATCAAATATCTTATCTAAAATACCTTCATTGATAATATTTGATTTATCCATATATGATTTTTTATTTGACATTCTTTTCTCCATGATTGGGTAGAATTACTCATATATAAATATTAAATTTGTGGAAAAGTTATTGTCTTATCTTCGTGGAAATCGAGGAATATTAGGTCTATTGATATTTGAAGATTTTTTGGTAGATTTTTCTATCTCTTTCTTTTCTTCTTCTTTAACTTTAATCAATTTTTGAAGATAAAAATTTCTAAGATAAGATGGCATACCATACACATCATCGTGTGTAAATCCCTGACCATAATATATAAGTTGGAATATTGTTTCGTGTATTTGAGGTCTATGTTCTGGCTTTAGGCCAAAAGAACTCGACAGTCATGGGTATATCCAATTCTGTCGATTCACCTCCAAATTCTACTTCTTGTGTTAAATTTATATCTGGATTAATTCTTTGTATTTCATCTCTAAGAAAGAGAGATTCTTTTGATAACATATTATTTACAAAATTAGAAATAATAGACTTATCTGTTTCACCATTTACTGATGTAATAACGTGTTTTAATCTTGTTGTAACCTCTGCCTGTTGTCCAATCTTTTTTAAACTCTCTAACTCTTTTGAAATATTAACTTCATCCCTTCCAGATAAAAGTTTAAAAGTAATTTTAACTTTAGTAACTGGAAGTTCCAATTCAAATTCATTATTAGAATAATCGACATCTTCAGGAAGTTCCTTAAAATCACAAGAAGTTAAATCAAATGTTTGCTGTTGTGTTTCACCTGTATTTGGATTTGTAACCTCTACAACATAATCTCCACCATAAGCAAGAATTCTAGATGCTACCATAACTGCATTTTTATCACCAATAAGTAAATCATCAGAAGTAATATTCTTTGTAATAATAAGTGAATTGAGGAGCTTATCAACGACAACTCCCTTTTTAATAAGATTCTGTGATGTTAATATATCTTCTTCTTTGGCGGTCATATATTTTAATTCTATTTTTCCAGATGATAATGGAGAATCTTTTGGATATAATTTACCACCACTTGGTAAATCAACGACTTCCGTTGGAAATTTGAATTCTTTTATTTGTTCTGCCATTTTTTACTCCTACTTAGATTCAGTTACGGAAGCTTTTCTATAATCGGTAACAAGTTTCTTTACTTCACCAACTGCTTTTCGTGCTCTACCACCTGCAGCTTTGTTACCTTTATCTGTAAATGCCCTATGATTTGTTTGAAAATCTTCCCACAGATTGTTTAATGTTTCATATAATTCGTTTGTATTTGCCATTTTAGACCTCCATTGATCTTCTATACCAACCAAACCAAAATCGTTCTTGTTCTGGTTTCTTGATAACTAAGTTAGCGAACCGAAGAACTCGATAGGCTCGTACTCTTTCAAGTTCAAGGTTCTGAATTGCTTTTAGTGTTGCTGGACCTATCCCGCCATCAACGTCAATTTTTTCTTTATTTGTAGCATTTGCTGCTCTTTGTAATACCTTAACTGCTCCACCTTGTCCAAAATTTACACACATATCAAAATAGATATGTCGTAGATGAGGTGGAACTTCATCACATTTAGCCCTTCTCCAATAATCTATGTGATATATTGTTTTGGCTTGTTCTTTAGTTAGATTTTTAATATCCACACTTGGATAAAACCTTTTAGTGATACCATATTTAGTTTCACCACCTAAATCTTTTGGATCATTTACATACCCACCTTCATGTTGTAATACTACTTCTATAATATTATTGAATGTAGTTAATTGAGTTTTCTCTGACATTTTTAATAACCTCTTTAAAATATTACATAACATTTCATATATAAATATATACATAAAGAAAAAATCCTCAATTTTTGTTGAGGATTTTCATCGGAATTATTTTTTTCTATTTATTAGAATTCTAAGATTGCGTAATCATACCTTAAAGTCAATGATATATCAACTGGTTCACTTGACGCAAAATCTAAATCATTAAAGTTTGCGGCCTGTATCCAAGTACCCTTTAATGTCCATTGTTCTACAACATCACCTACTGGTCCAAGAACTTGAAACTGAACATCTTTTTTATAAAAATCCGAATACCCATCTCTACCAGTCACAGATTCATGAGATAACCTAACCCATTCCATAGCTGCTTGTGCGGCCGAGGGAACAACTGGGTCATACATTGTAATTTCAATAGTTTCCCAAGTAGCTTTACCTTTTACAAACCTTTTTACATTCATATGATTAAGTTCAACTTCTTCAAATGAGATACTTGGTCTATTAGCTGTTTTAATCAAATAAGCTGGAATACCATCAATTGACATCACAAAACGATTTTTTAGTTTTGGTTCAAATGGTGTAAACATCGCCTGATTTGCATCAATCAAAGTTGCCATATTCTTTCTCCTATTGTATTAAGTGTCAAATAATAACACATAAGTTTTCATATATAAATATTGAAAAAGTAAAAAAAATGGGGTTTATATTTAATAAACCCCACCTTTAATGTATTATTTTTATCTTACTTATTCAGGAAATGTTGCACCTGTAGGTTGTACTGTGAAGTCTAATACAATAAACTCAGCAGTCCGTGTAGGTTGTAAAAATATCTGTCCGTAAATAATATTTCTATCAATTACATCTGGAGGATTGTTTGATTCATCCATTACAACTCTAAATGCATTCAATCCACTTTGGGCTTGTACTTGTGATAAATATGGAGTAGTTATATTCAAAAATCTAGTTCTTGTTGCCATATTATTCTGTTCAAATACAAGGAATCTTGATGACGCGGCAATAAACTTCTTAACCTTAATAAGTAATCTTCTAACATTAACTCTATCAAGTGCTGAATTTTTCTTCTGTAATGTCTTTTGTCCCCAAACCGTAACACCTTGGCCTGGGAATGTAGCAATTGGATTAACACCAGCATCATACAATTCATCACGATTTGCATGTGTTAATTTTCTTTCAGCCTGTACTACTGTCTCTAAACCACCACGATTCATTCCAGCAGGAGCGAACCAAGGAGCTGCAACTTTATCGTTAAATGCATATATACCAGCCATAACAACTGAAGGTGGCACCCATTTATGCTTTCCTAATTGTTTATCTGATACTTGTACCCAAGGCCAATAAGTTGCTGCGTAATTTGAATCCATATTTTTAGCTTCCGCAGTAATATTAGCTATATTTACACCGTTTTCTACTGAATCTATTATAACAAATGCATCACCTCTCTTTTCACATACATCAATTGCTTTTGTAATGACTGATGTATGATTACTTAATTTTCTTATAACTCCAGGAAGTAATAATAAGTTAAAATCATATTCATCTGCATTTGACAATAAATTAAGTGCTGTAATATATTGGTCTTTTACTGAATCAGTACCAAGATTAAAACCTTGTGTATTGGTATTACTTATATTTTCATAAAATTGAATGGGGTGTGATATTGCACCATCATCTCCATCACTAAATGAACCATATAAAGAACCACTATTTGAACCACTATGAAATGAAGGTAATGATGCAGATAATGCATTATTTCTCACATTTCCATTTTCATCAAGATAATCCAATGTTGGATCAAAAACTTCAACTCTAACATATTTTGACTTGTTTGGATATTTACCGGTATATTGTAAATATGGATCATTAGCAGTTCCTTGTATTGTTATAGTTTGGTCACCAATCATTCTAGCAATATAATTACTTGAATTTGGATCTAATGACACATTATTCCAAGTTTCAAGAATTTGTTTTCTGTTAATAACATCATCACCTCTTCTAATTAAAAGAGTAAATGTACCTTTATTTTTATTTAAACTTCCTATTTCCCATCTAATATTATTTTTAGTACCATCAGTTAAAATATTATTTGTTCCTTGACTGGTAGAATTATTTAATATGGTCCCATGAGATAAAGTATGTAATTTAAATGGAGTTCTATATGAAGTAGCATAATCTGAACCACCTGCAAAATTCTTTATCGTAAATTCTGATGCCCATGCAGTTCCCTTTGAACCAGTCATATTAACATAATCAACATATGAACCACCCAAACCTACTGCTTTGGATGCAGTATTACTACCAGTTGGATTCCCATTTATAACTCCATAAGAACCTTTTTGTTTATATGTAAACTTAACAATTCCTGATGTATATGTACCATCACTTGAACCAGTTGCTGAGGCAGAAATAAACGGTAATCCAACTAAAGAACTACTTTTATTAAAATGAACACTTGCAGTAAATGCACTTTGTTCTGCATTTGATTTAGATGGAAAATATAGAGTAGTTGATGAATCAGTTACCAATCCGGTTCTTTGAAGATAGTTAGAACCAGTAAATATAAGGTTAACTGTTGTTCCACCATATCCTCCTCCCGGAGTAAGTGATGCAGAATGTGCTGGTGCTACTCCCTCACCACCATAACTACCAGTAATAGTTATACTACCAGTATGTTGTGTCCCCCCACCTAAAATAGCTGGGTCTAATGATGAAGATACTATGGCAGATGCATGAGTATAACCAGAACCCATTACTCTAACAACAGTCAGTGTTCCTGAATGTTTTAAGTAGTTTTTAGCAGTCATGGATGTTAGAT